GCGGTGACGGCTCTCGGTGACGATCTTGATCAGGTAGCGGTCATAGATTGCCAGGATGGTTTCGGTCCTGATCTTGCGGCCGGACGGTCCCGACCAATAGTTTGCCTGCTTCGTCACGCTGCCGTCCTCGAGCAAAACGATAAGCGCCCGCTTTGCCGGTGGTGTCAGGTCTTCGCGCCGAGCGTAGCGTTCGCGTCGGGTCATGCGCGCATAGCCTTGTCCGGTGTTTCAACGGTGACCGCCTTCGGTACTGGTTTGGCCTTCGGCGCGGCATCGACGATCAGTGCGCCGACACAGGCGCGCATCTTGGCGACCGATACGGCATTGCCGATCTGCTTGATCTGCTCGGTCTTCGTGCCGGCGAATTCGTAGGTAGCCTCTTCCGTGGTGAACCCCATCGCGGCGGCGAGCTCGTGCGGCTCAAGCATGCGGAACAGGATGTCGTATTCAGGTGTGGCCTGGATCAAATCGACGTGGCCCGTCGCCGCTATCGTCGGCGCGGGCTGGCCGATGTCATGGACGCGTGGCGCTTGCCCTTGGCGCTCGCCATACTGTGCAGTGATGAACGCAAGTTCGCCACGGTTTGCGCCGGTCACTGTCGGCAACGGATTGGTGCCGACGTCGCGGATGCGGTCGCTCGTGTCGTGATGGGTCACCGGCATGACGATGGCGAACTCTCCACCCTTGGCGGTTGTCATGGTCGGCAGAGGATCGGTTTCAATGTCCCGCGCACCGGCACCGCCGTTGCTGTTGGTGACAGGCACCACAACACCAAATCGTCCTTTGCTTGTGACTGTTGGCAATGGTTCGTCAGCGCTGTTGCACGTCTCGCCCGATCCTGTGCCGTAATAGGGCGAGATCAGAACGTGTGAATGTTTGGCGACCTGCGACGGTGTCGGTTCATCGACCGATCGCGGTGCGCCTTCGCCCTGGCGCGACAAGACGAACGGCTCGATCAGATAGCCCGCGCCCCGGCAGTTCGCCGTCGGCGTCGGTTCCTCGAGAGAGTGGGCGCGCGCCTCGCCATAGCCTTCGCCGTGGCGATTGAGAATGAACGGCTGCACCAGCATCGGCCGGGCGCAGCCCTGCCGCTTCTCCACGCCAGCGCCGCCCGTGGTGATGGTGGAAAGCGGCTCATCCGCCGACCGTGGTGCACCGCTGTTCTGCGTCGAAAGGATGACCGGCTGCGCCAGCCCGATATGGTTGCCGTTCGCCGCGATCGTCGGGACAGGCCCGTCGACACTCTGACCGGCCATGTGATTCCGCAAAATGACAAGGAACGGCTCGGGCCAGCCGAACTTGACCGCGCCGGCCATGATGCGCGCGAGTGTCTTCGGGGCCAGCGGCTTCTTGCGGTTGAAGATCGAATTGCCCTTGATCTTCCAGTCGATGATATCGCGCGCGGGCCGCCAGAACGCTTGACCGGGGAAAAGCGACAGTTCGCCGATGACCTTCTTGCGATGCGTCGGGATCGGCCACGATACGCTGCGCTTGTCGCTGCGGGCCATCAGGATGAAGCGCTGGCGCGTCGTGGCGTCGCCGAAGTCGGCCGCATTGAGCTTGCGCCATTCGGGGTCGAAGCCGAGCCGGCGGATCGTGTCGATCCACGCCCGGAAATATTCACCCTTGCGGGAAGTGATCGGCTTGCCGGTGCGGTGATCGACCGGGCCCCATCCGATGAACTCCCAGACGTTCTCGATGATCATGCGCTTGACGCGCAATTCGGTCAGCCAGGTGATGATGTGCCACGGGTCGGAGCGCTGCTGATCGGAAGTTGGCTTACCGCCGCGCGCGACGCTGTGATGCGTGCAGGTCGGCGACGCCATCAGAAGGTCAAGATACCCCTCCGGCACGATCAGGTGCGGGCGGACGGTTGCAATATCCTGGCAGTAATGCCGCGCTTCGGGGTGGTTTGCTTCGTGTGTCTTGAGCGCGATTGGCCAGTGATTGACGCAGACCAATTCCATCTGCAAGCCAAGCTCGGCGAGCGCGCGTGCGCAGCCGGTAGACGATCCGCCGGCGCCGCAAAGAAGATCGGCCACGAGAAGCTTGCGCGTCAAAGCCCACTCTCCTGTTTGCAATGAACACAGCGCCGAAAATTATCGGCAATGCTGTACTCGCATTGACCGGAAGGACTCTTGGCACAGGGCTCGATTGGATCACCGGTGACGTCATCGAAGTCGAAGGATGAACCTACGGCTTCGGTGCAGTCTTCGATCTCCGGTTCGGAGCCGGAAGAGAGGGGGATGGTGAGGGTGCGGGTCATACCTTCACCTTCCCCGCCGCAATCACATGCTCGCTCCAATGGTTGTAGGCGGCTTTGGCGCCGTTCGGGCCGCGCGATCGTGTCGCTCTCCACTTGCCACACATGCAGGTGAAGGTGATGGATGGACCGGCTTTCGATCCCTCCATGAACATATGCAAATCAAGTTCTTCCGCCTTCATCTTGGCGATGATTGGTGCGCAGCGGCGGCCCTCGTCGGTGAACACGCTCCATGGCGAGTCCTTTGGCTTGGTGCACAGGCCGAGATCCTTGAGCGCGACGTAATCGGCATAGACCGGCTTCGCGTTGAACTCGCGCTCGATATAGGAGGCGACGCCGCGGGCCATGGTGGAACCGTAGTTGCGCGGGTTGGTCAGCTTCAACAGCGCGACGGTTTGCTTGTTGGTGAGCACCGGCATCGCTGCCCGCTCTTCCAGTTCCTTGCGCTGCTGCTCTTGCCGGTTCGCTTCGATCTCTTCGGCAGAGAGAACTCGCATCGCCGGCCGTGCCCTGAAATACTCTCGCATTTCATAAGGCACGACCGGCGTACTCAACTTCATCGGGGCGGGAAGTCGCCACGTCGTCAACGCAGAACACATGACGATCACTCCAACTGTGAACAAACTCGACGCAACGAGACACAACAACAGAAGGGAATGCGCCGCAGCCGTGGCCCTAAAGCCTGGCACTGCCGACTGCGGCGCATAGCCGCCAGCTTGTGGCATCACTGGGGGCCCTGCCGTGCTGGCGGGGTTCATGGTTTTGGCTCAAAGAGTTTTGCATCAGCGCCACACGTGTGGCGGCGCATGACTGAAGCGAAATAGAAATAGCCGGGGTTCGGTTTCTGTTTTTTACCAGTCACCATCGCGTCTAATAGATCCCAATCGTCTCGTTGATAGCTCTTTGGATGTAGGCATTTTGCGAATTTGAACCCAATCAAAACTCGGTCAAATATTCCGATCGACACAAAACGGCAGTCGCGACATGACTTAAAGACTGGCGCATCGCCGGTCTCTGCTGGGTTGCCAGCTTGTGGCATCGCCGGGTGTTCTGCCGTGCTGTCGGGGTTCATGATCAGCGTTCCTCTAAACGAGGCTCTGGCGGATCAAATCGAAGATTGAGATATGCGAGGATGCGTTGCTTCGCCGCCGGGCTAAAGTCCGACAGAACCGATGCCATGTAAGAGATAGCCTTAAGCTCGCGATCTTCACCGGGCTCGGCGAGCGTGATCGTTACCGGCATAGAAGTGCGATCCGCTACAACAACCATCTGCCGTCTCCCTGTATGATCTTCGTGACGCGCACCGAATGAATTGAGAGACGATGCGCGTAGGCGAAGATCAGGCGATCACCGGCTCGTAGCCAGCGCGCAATGTTTTGAATTGGATGGTGGTTTTCCGGCCGTGTGCAGGCTCGCCGCGAACGTTGGTTAAAACCTCCGCCCGCACGCCGTTCGGCAAAACCTCAAGCACCTTGACGGTTCGCTTGGTGCGGTCCGGCTGCTTGCCGTCGTAGTAGGTGTCGCGGAAGATTTCCCCGATCGCGATCTGCATCCGTCCCTCCCCTTGAGATAAATCAGTGAGGGGAAGTTACGCCACACGCAACATTGCTGTCAACCGAAAGTTACGGAACACGTAACAGGTGGGCAGGGGATAACGGCTAACGTGACCCGGTTTGACGGCCGACAGGGTAGGCGTCGGCGTCGGTTGGTGCCCGGATCAACAGGATGCCTGGGTGGGTGCCGAGCACGTCAGCGGCGGCTTCCAGGAACTCCCGGGTGTAAGCGATATCGCCGGTTTCGATGCGTGAAACGGTCGCTTTGGTCCGGTCGATCCGCTCGGCAAGGTCTTCCTGGGTCATCCCCCGGAACTCGCGCCATTCACGGATGAAATTCTTGCGCCATTGCCGGCGGGCGAAGGGTTTGAGCGGGGTTCTCGGCTTCATAAGGCCAAAGTTACCCACAGCGTAACCGGGTGTCGTCACCGCCTCACGAAACATGGGCTTGACCGAAAGTTACGTCAGGCGTAACTAGTGATCCATGACCGAGTCCCTTCATCCCGTCCGCGCATGGCGCCTTGGGCAAGACCCAAAGGTGTCGCTGTTGGATCTCGCGACCAAGGTCGGCGTTAGCAAAAGCTTTCTTTCGCGCGTCGAGACCGGCATCGAAAAGTTGCCGGTCGGCATCGGTGAAAAGATCGCGCGGGAGACCGGCATTTCGATGCGGGTTCTCTTCCCCGAACTGGCGCGCTTGTTCGAGGCCGCCGAATGACAGCCTCACCGCACCAGGCGCGGCACGAAGCCGTTGGGCGGCCTTCCGGGCGGCGCACCGAAGCACATTTCGAGCGCGCGGGCGACCCGGCACATATCGCGCGGCAGGGTGATCAACGATCGCTTGGTGACGAGCTCCAAAGTGAATTCCTGCCCATCGCCATGGAACGGGTCCTTGACGCTGTAGGAATAAATCGACAGGACGCCGTTGTCCAAGGCGACGGCCGCGACGCCATCGACCCAGATCACCGGCGCCGGCACCGGTTCGAACAACTCCGCGATCGGCGGAACGATCCACGCACACATGACGCAACCCTCCGTTTACACACGGCGGAATTGTGTCACCCCTATACCGCATTACCACATCAATATTTTGCGCAATCTTTACGTCAACTTTACGCGGATTTTGCAGCCACAAGTAACGGTTGCTTAACCGAAAAAGCCGGGCCGGACGCGGGTACGCACACACTCGCTCACTCTCCCGCATCCGGCCCTCAGTCACGCCACGCCCAAGATGGTGAGGGGGGAGAGCGCGACGATCTCGAACAATTCTCTTCACGTCATCCCCACCTGACGATACCGGCGACCGACGCCACAGCCAGCGCGCCGGCCAGCATCACCGCCATCACGAACACAGCGAACGTCACCAAGCCGAAGATCTTCGAAGGTGAGGGGGCCGCGATCATCATTCCTGCTCTCGTTTTTGTATCTGCGTATCGAGGGGTTAAAACATCATGCGTGCAGTATCGTCCGTGGCGCTCGCGCCGTCGATTGTGCCGGGTGCAAGAACTTGCACCTCTTCGAATCCCGACTTGCACCAAATCATCGGGACAGTTCTTAGCCTTCACCCGCGCGGCACCGCCAAATGGCTTCAGCGCGTCACGGGGCGATCAACACGAACCGTCAAATACTGGCTATCCGGTAGGTATCAGCCACGCGGCAGGGACACGCTCAAGATCACTGCGGCACTGCGGACCGATCTCGCGGAACGGCAGCAGCGCCTACAGCAATTTGAGCTTCAGCTTTAACGCGGGTCTGGCCGAGCGGTCAGGCATCGGCCTTCCAAGCCGACTACGCGAGTTCGACTCTCGCGGCCCGCTCCAAAGTTCTCGCGGCGGCGTGGAAGGACACGCTGCAATCTGCAAACGACGGCCCCTTCAGCACGGGCTGCGACACCACGGCCTTAGCGGATGGTCTCCGCGTAATAATCCGGTTGCCAACAACCACGGCCCGGAAGCTGGCTCAAGAGCGCAGGGTTGCAGAGAACATCAGAGCGGTTGCCTGAAAGCCGGTATCAAGCCCGGCCCGCGAGATCACTCCTTCTGCAATCAAGGCTGCACCACAACCGACTACTGCTGGCACTACGGCTGTCCGTTTACGCGGGGTGAGTCATGACATTCCATGTCGGACAGAAGGTGGTGTGTGTGCGAGCGCGCCCTGTCGGTAACGAGGTGCGCTATGCGACGAGCAATTTTAGCGGAAAGATCAGGTTAGGGGCGACCTATACAATACGTGAAGTGGACACGCGCGCCCTCCACCTTCACGGCTGCGCATGCGTTCGGGTCGAAGAGATCATCAACCCCGTCAGACAAACGACCGTTGGCCTTTGGGAAGACGGATATCCGGCGCCGTGTTTCCGCCCCATCATCGAACGCAAAACCGACATCGCGATATTCACGGCGCTGCTCACTTCCTCCACCACAAAGGAAGGGATCGACGCATGAGCATCAACACCGTCGACAACCGCCCGCACCACTACGCCAAGCCCTCACGCCCACATCAGTTCAAAGAGGGCGAGAGCGTCTACTCCAAACGCATCAGCAACGTCGGTGCCTTTCACGGCACGATCGTCTGCCCGCGTGGCTCCGGCTTCCAAGTCCTCGACCCCAAGACCGGCAACACCTACCAGCGCGACCGATGGGATCTGATCCCGATCGATGAAACCGGCGCGGAAGTGAAAGAGCGGGAGGGTGTGCGGTGAGTGGCTGGCCGTTCAACAAAAACGCTGCCGGCGTAGTCTTCGGCGCGCTCATCAGCGGCATTGGTTTTGCAAGTCCCGTGACGCCGAACATTGCCGCATTAGGGATCGTCCTGATCTTCCTTTTCGCCGTCGATCAAATCTGTCTGACGATCAAAGAGACCGCGAAGGCGAAAGAGCGGGAGGGTGCGGAATGAGCGACATTCACATCACGCTAAGTCGCAACACGATTGTCGATCGGCTTCGTGTGCTGGCCTGTGATCTCACGCGAGAGAACCGCCACACTGATGCGATGCTGATCGACATGACAATACAGGCGCTAAGAGTAGATGCCGGCGAAGCCGAGCGGCGCGTCATCGAGACCGTAAGGTCTGCGCTCACTTCCGGTCTTCTGGACGACGCCGCATGGAAGGCGATGACGCGGCTCTCTCAAATGAGGCCAATTCCGAAATAGCTAACCGTGTCTCCCCCGCACCTTGTCGGTGTGGTCATAGTCCCCAGTACCCGCGTGATCTCTCAGTAAACCTTTTACGTGCGTGCGTTCGTGAATGGATCGGGGCTCATCCCGGCCATCATCGATAGGGGGAAACCTATGACGTGTATCGTCGGAATTGTTCACAACAATAGGGTTTATATTGGCGGCGACAGTGCCGCTGTTGGCGGGCTCTCCATTGTCGCACGCAATGATAGGAAGGTCTTTGTTACCGGCGACTTCGTGATGGGCTTCACGTCATCTTTTCGCATGGGGCAACTTCTCGCCTTCGGTTTCAATCCTCCGAAGCCGCGCGTCGGCGACGACATCATGTCCTATATGGTCGGCGACTTCATCGACGCGGCCCGCGCGCGCATGAAGGCCGGTGGCTTCGCCAAAGTGGTCAACGGCGAAGATCAGGGTGGTACATTCCTGGTCGGTTATAAAGGCCGGCTCTTTGTCGTTCACGGTGACTTCCAAGTCGGCGAATCCATCCACGGCTATGACGCCGTCGGCTGTGGAGATGACATCGCGCTCGGTGCCTTGAGTGCGTCGAAGGGTATGGCGCCGCGCCTGCGGATCAACCAAGCCCTCAAGGCGGCCGAGACACACAGCGCCGGCGTGCGTGCGCCCTTCCACATTGTGGATGGGGCACAAGCCGACGCGGATCCCACCCGCAACCGTCGGCGCCGGTAGGGCCGCGCCCATGTCCACCCCCGCAAAGCGGCTCGCCACCGCTCTCCGCGCTGCCACCTCGGATGGGAAACCGTCTGAGGTGGTGGCGTTTGCGCGGGCATGGGGCGTTGATGGCCGCCTTGGGCGCCGCGCCGCGGCAGGCCAGCCGGTCAACGCGGACGCACACCTGAAGCTCTGCCATGCCGTCGGCATCGATCCGGTCGATGGGCACGAAACCTACGGCATTCGCTCAAAGCTTCCCGATCTCGACTGGAACCGCGTCGCGATCAAAGTCCTCATGGCCGTGATCAACAACGACCCGGCCCCGAATTCTCCCATCGGCCGGCGCTCGCGGCGGAAGTCTCTCCGCAAGCTTGAGCGCGCATGGAAGCTGCCCTTCGTCACGATCAACCGCGCCAAGCACGGCCAGCCGGTGTCGATCGAAAGCCTTCTGCGGATCGCCGAAGGACTCGACGTGCATCCGCACGCGTTCCTGACCGTGCGACCACCATTGATAAATCAAGAGAACAATGTGCCAGCGGTTGTTTTACGTGAAACATCGACGGTGAACGCATGAACGACCCGATCAACCCGCAGCACTACAAGACCGAAAGCGGCATTGAAGCGATCGACGTGATCGAAGGCTTCGGCTTCAACTTCCATCGCGGCAACGCCTTCAAGTATCTGGCCCGCGCCGGCCGCAAAGACGAAGAGCTGCAGGAACTGCGCAAGGCGGACTGGTATCTGCGGCGCGAGATCGCGCGCTTAGAGGCCGCCCGCGGTAAGACCATGAGCCTGAAGCAATTCAGCCTGGTGTACCTAGCCACGCCCTACAGCAAATACCCCTTCGGCCGTGATCAAGCCTTCAAGGATGCCGCCGCGCTCGCCGCCGTGCTGCTCGGCGAGGGCGTCAAGGTCTACAGCCCGATCGCACACACGCATCCCCTCGCTGAGAACAGCCACCTCGACCCGCTCGATCACTCGATCTGGCTGCCGTTCGATGAAGCCATGATGGAGGCGTGCGATGCGCTTGTCGTCGCGCACATGCCGGGCTGGATGGATTCCTTCGGCGTCAACCACGAGATCAAGCATTTTCAGAGCGCGGGAAAGCCGGTGTTCGATATGGACCCGGATTCCTATGTAGTCGCACGCAGGGAGGATCGGTAAATGTCAAACGCCATCTTCATCGTCGTCTTCCTGCTCTTCATCGCGGCTCTCTCCGTCACGATGATGCCGAAGCGCAGCGCCTATCAGCCCCACATGCGCATCAGACTCCGTAATGCCGGCGTGAAGATCATCGCGCCCGTCCCGTCGCACAAGAACATGGACATCATCGGTGACGGCGCATGGTCGACGACCAAAGCGCAGTACCCGGAATCCACCCTTATCCGCGACATGAAAGAGCCAAGGGGAGCGTGAGAGATGACAAAACGCGGACCGCTCACCTTCGACTGGACCGATGACGCCGAGCGGCTTCTGCTCGAACTCCGCGACGACGAAGGCATGCTGTGGGATGCCATCTCTGCCGAGATCGGCGCCAGCGCATACGCCTGCGAGACGCACTATCGCCGTCTCAAATCGCGGGCCCGTCTTGAGGCAGGTGGCGCCTACGCTGGCCTCCGCGCACCGAATTCAGCGATCATCGATCGCGACAACCGCGACCGCGCGCGCCTCGCCCGCGACGAAGCCGCCCTGCAGCGCGGCAACGTGACGCCCGTGTTCTTCGGTGATCCCCCACCGGGATATTCCGAGCTCGATAAGCGGAGGGTGAGGGCATGATGCCGATCGTCGTCACCCTTTCTCCCGTCAAACTTTACAGACCCGATGCAATTGTCATCGGCTTACCGGGCTCGCGGATTTGGGTGGCTGGCGTTGAGGCTTATGATGGCTACACGACGCAATCGCGAATTTGTGCGGCTTTGTTGTGTGCCTCTTTGGCGGGCTACGTAAATTACGACGAACTGATCGAATACATCTGGGGCGATGACGAAAACGGTGGGCCATTAAGCCCCACAACCTACATCGCCGCTTCAATCGCCCGGCGCCGCAACGCGCTTGTGCTCGCTGCCGCAAACATTCGCATCCGAAATCATTGGGGCCGCGGGCTCTTTGTTGAGCGTGCCGAACCGGGGAGGGCTGCCGCATGACCCAACCCCGCCCCATCCCCCACAGCATCAAGATCGAAGCCTACTTCTGGGCCGGTACGCCACTCATGATCGCGGCCGTCCTCTCACATTTCTACGGACAGACCTTCACCGCCGAACAACTCAACGATGCATGGCTTGAAGAAGCCGCATGGAATCCTCTTCTGCAGGAAGATCGCCCGCTGTTCGGCTTCGATCAAGACGACAGGGCAAGCCTTGCGAGAAGGCTGGTGGCGGCATGACGCGGGATACCGGTGAAACTCGAAAGCCGTTCTGGGCGAAATGCGGTGCCTGTTCGCACTGCTGGCCGGCGGCATATGGACCGATGGAAATTATGGCCTTCGCTCGCACGGTGATGGCGGCGCGATGCCCGATGTGCGGCGGCAATAAAATCTTTGTCGCGAAACAAGACGACGGAAAATTATTGGAACCGGAGAAGACCACATGAGCGCGATTGGAAAGAACACGATCGGCAGCGAATTGCTTCGCGGCTTTGTCGAGCGCGTCGAAAATATCAACGCGCAAATTAAACAGCTCGGGCAAGACAAGGGCGTTGTCCTGGCCGAAGCCAAGGCGGCGAACCTTATTCCTGCCGGCATCAACTACATCGTCAAGAAGCGGAAGATGAAGCCGTCGGAGAGGGCTGAATCCGAAGCGCTGGAAGACATGTATCTGCACGCAATGGGTATGGCGGCGGATAATCCATTGTTCCGCGCCGTCGGCTTGATGAAGGTCGATATCACGTCGCGCGAGTCCGTGATCGAAGCGATGAAGAAATTCGTGCCGACCGGCGGATCAATCGAAGTCGAAGCGGGCGGCGGCCCGAAGGTACGTCTGACGCGCGATAAGGACGGTATGGTATCAGTCAGCGAGGTCATCGAAAAACCGATGTCACAAGCGGCCCCGGCCTCCGAAGGCAAGGGCGCGCGCGTCAAGCCTGACGTTCCAAACGTCGATGCCGATGGTGCCGAAGCGTTGGGCCGTCAGGCATACCGCGAAGACGTGCCGGTGATCGGCAACCCGTTCCCCTTCGGTGACGCGCGCCGCCCGCGCTGGGACAAAGGCTGGCGCGACGAAGGCGGCAATGACGGCATGGGAGACGATTGAGCCCCATGGTGTCGCACCGGACAGCCAAGTTAGACGCCTATGGCGAAGTCTTCGAGCCGCAGGAAGCGGCCGAGCCGATATTGGCCCGGCCGGTTCGCAACGCGCTGCTCGAATGGCTGACCGAAGTCTGGGCCGAAGATGAATTGAAGGCTGTCGGCATCGGCCCACGCCGTAAGGCGATATTCGACGGCCCGCCGGGCGTCGGCAAGACGACGCTCGCTCATCATCTCGCTGCGCGATTGGGCCTGCGCATGCTCGCCGTTCGACCGGAGCGGCTGATCTCCAAGTATGTCGGTGAGACCGGCGAGCGCATCGGTCACATGTTCGATCTCGCGGCCGACAAAGACGATCCTGTCGTGTTGTTCCTCGACGAATTTGATTCCTATTCGCGCCAGCGGCGACGGTCGGAACAGGCCTCCGACGATAGCCGCAACGAAGAGGTCAATACGCTGTTACAGCGGATCGAGCAGCACACCGGGTTTCTGATTGCGGCGACGAATTTCGGCGCGCACATCGATCAAGCGATCTGGCGGCGGTTTGATATTCACATCACGCTTGAGCTGCCGGGGCAGGGTGAGCGTGAGAAGATCCTTGCGCGCTATCTGGCGCCGTTCGGCTTGCCAAAGCGTGCGTTGTCGGAATTGTCGATGTCATTCGAAACGGCATCGCCGGCATTGATGCGTCACTTCTGCGAGAATTTGAAACGTCAACTGATCGTCGGTCCTAAGCTCAAACTCGACATGCGGCGCGAGAATGTCATCGGTCGATTATTGGCGACCGTGCGGCCGCATCCCGACCTTGGTCTGCCCCGTCTGTGGTCTGCGGGCGAATCTGATCGCGCGGTCAAATTGCTGCCTTGGCCGTTGCTACTGGCGACTGACGTTGTCGATGAAGTGCCGTTGGACGATGCATCGGCCGAAGACTTGGGCCGCAAATCTGCGCGCGACGGCAAGGCAATCATCGATAACCCGTTTCCGTTCGGCGATGCTCGGCGCGCGCTCTTCGATGAAGGCTGGCGAAAAGAAGCGGGCACCGATGGCATGGGAGGCGGCGCCGATGTGGTCGATATCGCGGGGCGGCGCAAATGACGCAGCTTACCCTGTACGAATCCGCTCGTTCCGCGCTCGCCGAATGCCGACGCGTCGATGAGGTCAAGACGATCCGCGACAAGGCGGAAGCTGTGCGGGCCTATGCGCGGATGGCGCGCGATACCCAACTCGAAATGGATGCCGCCGAATTGCGCATGCGCGCCGAGCGCCGCATGGGCATCATCCTGACCGAAATGAAGGCGGAAGATCGCTTGAACCGCGGCACCGCCGGCAAGGGCCGACCGAAAATAGGCGGCGACGAAAACGAACCGCCTAAGCCCGACGAGCGGCCGACGCTGGCCGACATGGGGATCGACAAAAAGCTCTCCGCGCGCTCACAGCGCGTCGGTGGCATCGCCGAGCGGGCATTCGAGGCGATGGTCGCCCGGACGCGCCAGCGCATCGCGGACGGGGCTGGCAAGGTGTCCTTTGACCTTTCGACCGAAGACAAAAAGGAACGCCGCGCCAACCGCGAGAAGATCCTGGCCGGCATTCAAGTCGCGCTGCCCTCCCGCCGCTACGGCGTGATCTACGCCGACCCGGAATGGCGCTTCGAGGTCTACAGCCGCGGCACCGGCATGGACCGATCGGCGGACAATCACTATTCGACCACGGCCACAGACGCGATCTGCGCCAGGCCGGTCGCCGACATCGCAGCGGATGACTGTTGCCTCTTCCTTTGGGCGACGGTGCCGATGCTACCCGATGCGCTGAAGGTGATGGCCGCATGGGGCTTCACCTACAAATCGCACTGCATGTGGCGGAAGGATCGCATCGGCACCGGTTACTGGTTCCGCAATGCGCATGAATTGCTGCTGGTCGGCACGCGCGGCAACGTCCCGGCGCCGGCGATGGGAACGCAGTTCGAAAGCGTGATCGATGCGCCGGTCGGCAAGCACAGTGAAAAGCCGGACGATTTCTATGCGCTCATCGAAACCTATTTCCCAAACCTGCCGAAGATCGAATTGAACGCGCGTCGCGCGCGGGCAGGCTGGGATTCATGGGGCTTAGAGGCCCCAACCGACTCCACCGGAGAACCCATCACCCACGATCCCCATACAGGGGAAGTGGAAGAGGGGAGGGAGGTGGTGTGAGCGCTTCGCCCCAAATCAAGAAGCCGACGCGACCCGTGCTGCGCTGGCATGGTGGCAAGTGGAAGCTTGCGCCGTGGATCATCAGTCATTTTCCGAAGCATCGGGTTTATGTTGAGCCGTTCGGCGGGGCGGCTAGCGTGTTGCTGCGAAAGGATCGCGCGCTGTCAGAAATTTACAACGACCTTGATGCTGAGGTTGTTAATCTGTTCCGCGTCCTTCGCTCCGCTGACGGTAATGCATTGGTCGAAGCGCTGCGCTTAACGCCGTTTGCGCGCTCGGAATTTGACCTTGCATTCGAGCCGACGATTGACCCGCTAGAGCGCGCACGACGGCTCGTGGTGCGATCATTTTTTTCCGGCGGAACACGAGGTATTCTTGACGTTGATCGCGTGCAGGCCGGCTTCAATGGTGGCAGCGCCCGTTCACGGGGTGACAATCCGCAGCCCTCCCATGCACGGGACTGGTCCACGTATGCCGATGCCCTGCCGGCAATCATTCAACGCATGATGACGGTCGTTATCGACAACCGCCCGGCACTGGACGTTATCGCGCAACACGACGGCAAACATACCCTTTTCTTTGTCGATCCACCTTACGTCGAGACCACCAGATCAGATCGCGCGCGCAAAGCCTATCGGCATGAATTGACTGACGCCGACCATGCCAAGTTGCTGCAGCGCTTGCGTGAGGTCGAGAGCATGATTGTTCTATCTGGTTATGCCTCTGACCTTTACGACCTCGCATTATCCGATTGGCGACGTGACTCAATTGGCACGCATGCGGACGGCGCAGTTGATCGCACTGAGGTCGTCTGGATCAACCCGGCATGTGCTGCTGCGCTGGATCGTGAAGGCAAAGCCTTCAAGCAATCGCATCTATTTGAAGTGGCGGGGTGACCACTCGAAGCGCAAGCAACAATCTCTATCGTGAGCCTGAATTCTAAAATCGCTCACCCATAAACAACAAGCCGCGACATCAACGCGACCGTTCAAAAGTGTAAGCGTACCAGCGTATTTTTGTATCAGTGAGTTCAACCGCGCGGGAGAGAATCATCTCGCGCAGAGGATGAGGGTTTGTGTCGTGGGAAAGAGCAAAATCGAATGGACCAACGAAACATGGAACCCCATTGTCGGCTGCAGCATCGTCTCGCATGGCTGCACGAATTGCTACGCGATGAAAATGGCGGCGCGGATCGAGAAAATGTCCGGCCACCCGATGGCGCAGCACGTCAAGGTGCAAACGCATTATGCGGGAACGACGCAGCCCTCGAAGGCTGGCGCCGTGTGGACCGGCAAGGTCGCGCGAGCACCCGATCACATCCTGACCGCACCACTGCGCTGGAAGCGCGGGCGCAAAGTCTTCGTCAATTCAATGGGTGATCTCTTCCACGAATCCATTCCCGACGAATGGATCGACAAGGTGTTCGCCGTCATGGCGCTGTCGCCGCAGCATCCGTTTCAGGTGCTGACGAAGCGAGCGGATCGAATGAGGCGCTATCTCAATGCCGACTATCTAACTGAGCGAATAATTGAGCATGTTGGTCGCCTCGATTTATCTGGGGCAACAGGCCATGGAATTCCAAATGGCTTGTTCGGTGTGTATGAGGACGGATCGAATGATGGCACTGTCGCCTTTGCTCGCTGGCCTCTCCCCAACGTCTGGCTCGGCGTCTCAACCGAACGCCAGCAGGAAGCCGATGAGCGCATTCCACTGTTGCTGCAAACGCCGGCAGCGGTGCGGTTCATATCGGCAGAGCCGTTGTTGGGGCCTATTGATCTGACTTTCATCCGACACCTCAAGAAACCGCCGGCGCATATACCAAACGCCCATATCAATGCGTTGAATGGTTACATCGACAACGGAACCCGCACGAACCTCGACTGGATCATCGTCGGCGGTGAAAGCGGACCAAACGCAAGGCCGATGCACCCGCAATGGGCGCGCGATCTTCGCGATCAATGTGCCGAAGCCGGTGTGCCGTTTTTCTTCAAGCAATGGGGTGAGTATCTACCTGTCGGCCAAAGCCTGCCAGGCTACGGGACGATCCACGGCGCAAGCCAATCGCGCCCAGGCCGAATGAAACTTCACTACGGCGGTACACCTCAGCAGGCGCCGGAGCACGCCTTTGCGGAACGTGGTGTTGCCTTCGCTTCGTTGGCTGATGGCCGTTTGACATTCCGCGTCGGCAAGAAAGCCGCCGGCCGTCTTCTCGACGGCAAAGAGCACAGCGAATTCCCGACATCGAATGTGCGGGTGAACGCCGCATGACCATCCACCACTTCAAGATCAAGAAGATCGAACGCGATCGGCCATGCCTGACCGTTGCCGTCGAGAACGGGACGGAGGTCGTTTCAAAATGACGATCGGATACGGGCTCACCGAACAGATATTCAAGGAAGCCGAGCGGCTGCATCCCGATCTCATGGAGCCGTATTCGTCGCGTCTCGCTGACAATCTCGACGCCGCAGAACGCCAGCACATCATGCGTCAGGGCCTCGCTGAGACGTTCCGGCGGCGATACCCGATGCCGGATCAATATTGGACGAAAGACAAGGTTACATCGCCGTGACTGCCACACCATCAGCAAAGCCTCGCGCGCGCCGCATCGCCGCCGACGAGGCACATTCTTGGGCCCGCAATCTTCGCCTGCGCAATCCCTACGCCAAACTCGTGCTGTGCATGAGCACGCTGTACGTCAATGGCGACGGCACGTGTTTTGTCGGGATCAAGGAGTTGTCCAAGGACTGCGAGCTGGCCGAGGAAACGGTCCGCCGGCGGCTGGTGTGGCTCGAAGGCGTCGGCGCCGTCACGCGCATGCCTCAATGGATCGATGAGAACGGCCGCCGCAATGGCGAGGGGCGCGGCAAGCGCACGACCGACGAAATTCGGTTGATGATCGACGCCGACGCCGAAGAGATTGAGGCGCGCGCCAGTGGGGAATTCGAGGGTGATGCCGACGCTGAAACCGACACGGTTAGCCCCGTACACCGTAGAGGGCTAACCGAAGAGCGCCCCACAATTAGCCCCGTACACGGTAGGGGGCTAACGGATGACGAAAAAGGTGTTAGCCCCCCCGTTAGCCCTCTAGCAGCCCCCTCACTGCGGCGAGGGCCTGACTCTTCTGAACCTGAACCAGAACAAGACCCCCCAACCCCCCTAGGGGGGAAGGGCCTCGAAAATCGAATTGAGGAAGGCGAAGCGCGAACATGGGCGCACGCCGAAAGCTGGTCGAGGTTCGAAGCGGCTTGGCGAGAGCCTATCCTGCATCAAACGATGTGCCGGCAAATCTGGTCGGCCTTCACCGACAGCGAACGCGAGACGGCGATCAAGGTTGCGCGCGGCTACGTGAACTGGCGCACGAGCCAGAAGCGCCCGCCGAACACCTGCAACCCGCAAAAAGTGCTGCGCGAGGTCGACGCATGGCCGCGCTTCGTGCAGCTCGCCGGGCCCGATCCAGCGCTGCGCACGTTCGTGCCTGAGAACAGCCAAGCCTTCGCTGGCATCCGCGTTCTGTGCCAGATCGGAAGTTGGAAGCCGCCGATCACGCGGCCCGACGCCGAGCGGAACGAGGTCGGCTACTGGCGCCTCGAGCCGCCGCCTGTGGATCTGATCGCGTTGTCCGCCTTCGCCGACAAGCCGATCGACGGATGGGACGAGCTCTCGCCTGACAGCATACCGTTCAAGGCCTGGGCCTCCCGCATCCATGAATGGATCGGTGCTTGGCCGAAGACGCTGCGCGTGCCGTGCCCTTACCCACCACGCAAAGACGGATCGTTCCCGGCAAACGATCAGACGATCTCCACCAACGATGATCACGACAAGCTCGGAAAGACGGGGTGATGACGATGCTGGCGCTGAACATTGACGAAGCTTGGCAAGCGATTGCCGCCGATGCGGAACGTCGAATGAATGAACGTGTGGAAGCTACGCGGCCGAACCAGATGATCGATCAGAAAGGAAATACCCGCTGGTATATCGCGCTGACAGAACCGGGCCGTGAGAACACGGCCGCGGCCGGTCTCGTAGGTCGTCGTAATATTCTTGGCGATGACAACTTCGCCTGTTACCTGCCGACGATCGTCAAGTCAGTTTGGAGCAAGGCGCGCAAGCGCTGTCGGGTCAATCGTCCGATGTTTCCAGGCTATCTGTTCGTGCAACTGCGGTTTGGCAATGAGCCATGGGACTACGTTCGTGCCGTGCCAGGTGTGAGGGATTTCCTCAAGACATCGGGCAGTCCTGTCACCGTGCCGGCCTTGGCGATCGACAAGATCAAACTCAAGGAAGGCGAGCAGTCGCTGCCGCATAAAGAGCGCGCCGCTTACTGGAAGGGCATGGAAGTCGAGGTGATGAAGGGGCCGTTCGCCACCTTCCTCGGGCCCATCGAACGCATGAGCGGGCATGATCGCGTGAAGGTCATGCTCAACATCTTCGGCCGCGGCGTTGAAGTCGATCTGCACGAAAGCGAGATCAGGTTCACAGAGGCCAGTGCTTGATGCCAATGAAGCCGCCGACCTTTCGTCCACCAGGTTGGAAGCCTGCGCCGAACAAGCGCGTGGAGGTGCAGGACCCCTACTATGGCACATGGGCATGGAAGCGGCTGCGCTCGTTCGTGTTGAAGCGTGATGGCTATCAGTGCACGGAGCCGAAATGCCCAACGCCAGAGCGCGGCAAGGGTGGCCGGTTGATTGCGGGACATATCGTTGAGCGGCGCAAGGGCGGTGCAGATCATCCCTCGAACGTGCGCACGTTCTGCCCGACGTGCGACAATCGACATCACAGCGACAAGGGCGCGATGGCTCATGGCTGAGAGATCGAGGGACGCGCGCTCATGCGTCATTCGTGCATCGTCTTCTATCGATGCGAGGGCGAGCCGTCAGACGCGCCAGCGCGCGTCCCTCGAAACGTCTGAGGTCACACAGGGAACGTCACTGAGCCGTTCTGAGGGTCGGGCGCATCGGACATGCGCCCAGGCTGCGGACGCACAGGATCGCGGCCCTGCAAGGGAGGCGACGTTTCAAGAGGGGGGAGGGGGGTCCAAATCCCTACGGGGATGGGGGACGTCTAT